CAATTGATGGAGTCAAAGGCCGCGTAGATCTTAATTGGATTGCTGGTGAACAGTTTGACAAAGTGAGGATACCGTGAGTATAGAAAGAAAATTACGCAGAGCTAACGCAAAAAAGAAAAAGAAAGATGCGGAAAAAGCTCTTGGAGAAAAAGTAGCTCTTTTTGGGCTTTTACCCGATAAATGCTTGACATGCGAAACACCTTTTAATAAGATGGATCGTGAACAGGTTATGAGTTGGAGTGTTGTCGTAAAACAAGAAGAGGAAAAAGTTAATCTTTATTGTCCTGATTGCTGGGGTAAAGCACAGGAAATTATCAATGATTTTAGAAAACGTTTGGAAAACAAAAAGGAGGAATAACCATGCAATTTTATCCCCAAAAAAGTAAAGGGTTTGTTATTGATTATGATTTGGCTGAAGAATTAGAGTTGACGGACGAGCTTCTTCTTTGGGAAGAAGAGTTTAATGAATTGCCCTTAATTGAAGCAATCGAAGAAAAGTTTGGTGTAGAGCCTGAACGGGTAAGACACTTTGAAGATCCGCGCGGAGGACAAGTAGAGGGCCTTCAAGGATTTGATCATGACTCAACATATGTTTTGTTTGATGAATATACCGAAAGAGAATGTCCCGGTGAGTGGGAAAATTTAATGAAAATTTTAGAAGAACAAGACGTCGACTTGATTGAAGGCAGTTGGGCAGAATTAGGATAAAGAGAGGGAAAATGACCGAAGACCAAGTAAACCATCCAAAACATTATAATTTTAACCACGAAGGTGAAAAAGCCATCGAAACCTATGAGTATATTGAGTCATGGAAGATGAACTATACTCAAGGTAATATCATAAAATATGTCTCACGATATCGTTATAAGGGTAAGGCCCTAGAAGATCTTAAAAAAGCTCGATGGTATTTAAATCGCTTGATAGAAGATGTAGAGCGTAATGAAGCCGGGTGATCTTATTCAAAACAAATACACTTTTACTACAGGCTTAATAATAGGCAGAAGTTGTTGGCATATGAATGGATATGGCTATGGCGAGTATATGGAATTCAACGATTATGAATTGTTATTGTGCCAAGAGAATAAAAAAATGATAGTTCCTTGTCAAATATTAGAAGAACATTGGGAGAAAATCGATGAAAATTAACAAAGCTTTGACTTATGATGACGTGTTACTAACACCACAGTACTCCAACATTAGAAGCCGCAAAGAAGTGAATATAGGAAACGATTTAGATAACAATATTAGACTAAACATGCCCGTTATTTCTTCCCCAATGGATACAGTTACCGAAGACAAAATGGCGATAACGATGCATCAATCATCTGGTTTGGGAATTATTCATCGGTATAACACAATTCAGGAGCAATGTGAGTTGGTGCGACAATGCGAATTTGCTGGGGCTGCAGTAGGAGTAACTTGCGATTTTTTACAGCGCGCCGTAAATCTTTTTGACTCAGGCGCTCAAGTAATATGTATTGACGTTGCTCATGGTCATCACATTCTTGTACAAAACGCTATTAAAAGAATTAGAGAAGAATTAGGTAACCGGATACATATCATGGCCGGAAACGTTGCCACTCAAGAAGGCTTTGAGGCTTTATCTGATTGGGGCGCCGATAGTGTTCGGTGTAATGTAGGCGGCGGTTCCATCTGCTCTACTCGTATTCAAACTGGCCATGGTATGCCGGGACTTCAAACCATATTTGATTGTGCTCGAAGCGACAGAGATACTAAAATCATTGCTGATGGCGGTATCAGAAGTTCGGGAGACATTGTAAAAGCTTTAGCAGCAGGCGCAGATTTTGTTATGCTTGGTTCCATATTGGCTGGCACTAATGAGTCACCGGGCAATGTTGTCGTTGAGGGTGACGGCTCTCAATATAAACTTTATCGCGGGATGGCAAGCAAAGAAGCTCAAATGAATTGGCGCGGTAAATTTTCTTCTAACGAGGGAATTTCTACGCGGATACCATTTAAAGGTTCAGTAAAAAGTGTTTTAGAAGATCTTAAAAATGGAATCACATCGGGCTTCTCTTATTCTGGTGCCCGGACCATTGAGGAGCTTTGGACAAAAGCTAAGTTTATACAGCAAACCAATGCGGGTTTGGGCGAAAGCAAAACGCATATTTTATCACGATGAAAAAAAGAAAAACATTGCCAGAAGATGCCAAATATATTAGAGTACCTACATTGGGCACACTGGACGCAAATTTGCGAATAAAACTTAAGTTTGATGATATAACAAAGTTTTGGTTTTTTAACGAATATATTAAGGCTTACCTACTGGAAGACCCAAGTTTAATGCCTTTCGTTGAAAAAATTAAAAAAAGTAGCATGTTATCGCGAAAATTTCGGCTAAAAAAGGCCAAAGAAATAAGAAAAAAAGAACAAGATATTATTAATCAATTTGGATTAAATCAAGATGAGATTGAGGATATTTTTGATATGATAGAAAGAGAGGAAAATATATGAGAATATGCGCAGAAGTCTGCAATAAAGATAAAAAAAGTTGTGAAAACACAGAGTGTAGAATGTGGATTGACTATGAAGAAGATTTAAATTGTACAGAAATAGCAATAAAGAAAAAAGGGTCGATGACTCTTAAAGAAGTGGGCAAGCGGCTAGGTATTTCCTACGTCCGCGTAACTCAAATAGAAAAAGAAGCTTTAAACAAAATAGAAAATATAGATTTACTTAAAGAAGATACTAATTAATAACAACCAGACAAAACCAAAAGATGTTCTGCATCTTTAAAATCAAGACAAGGAGAGATAAAATGTCTAAGAAAAAAACATTACTGGAAGAAGGTACAGTTCGTCGTTTTATGAAGCTAGCCGAAATGGCACCTTTATCAACAGATTTTATTAACGAAATGTATCCACCTATGGCCGATGACGATGAGGCCGAAGAGGCAGTTCCAGCAGACGCTACTCCCGCCGAAGCAGATTATGACGAGGCAGAGTTTGAGGCCGGTGAAGAAGCCGGTGAAGAAGATGCAGCAGATGAGATGGATCTTGAGTTGGACATGGATGATGATCCTATGACCGACGAAGCAGCATCAGGCGAACTAACATTGACCGACGAGGAAGCTGAAGTTTTTCTTAAGGTCGCTGATAAAGTCCGCGCAGCAATGGAAGCTGAAGGCGGCATTGAAGATCTTCCCGCACCTGATATGGGTGACGAAGACGTAGAGGCTGTTGACATGGAAATGGACGCACCAGAGATGGGCGACGATTTAGATGTAGACGTCGAAGAAGAGGAAGAAGTAGAGTTGGAAGAGGACATGCCTTACACCTCTAAGAAAGAAAAGCCGGGTGCTGACATGCGCAAGGGCGCTGACAAACGCGGCGCAGAAGCCACAAAGAAAAAGACGAGTGGCAAAGGTCGCGGCGAAAGAAAAGGCGATGATGCTTTTGTCAACGAAGAGTTGGTTAACGAAATTGCTAGCCGTGTAGCCAAAAGAGTCTTGAAAGCAAAAAAGAAATAAATTATACTTTTCTTAGACTGTTAGACTATATTTGTAGAGGTTGTAATGCAGGAATTATTTTGGTTTTTTCTGGGTGGTTTTGTCTATCTTCTCCTTGATCGACTGACAACGATATTCAGCAAACTTAGCTATATTAATGATATAAAGATTCATGCTTTTAAATTAATTGGAGTTGCTTATGAGCAATTAGTCTTTGCTACCACTCTCAAATATATTTCGATTGAAAACTCCGATCTCGATATTGAAAAAACAAAACTTTATAAAAATTTAGATGAGCAAGCCTTCGAAGAATGGAAGAGAGAAACCACAGAAGGACTAAAGCAGTCAGTTCCTTCTATTTATAGAGGAGCCCTAGAAGTTGAAAACTGGGATGACATTATGAAAGCACTTGATGTACACTATAAAAAAACATTAAGAAAGCAAAGGAACAAAGACTGATGCCTAAGAAAAGAAAATCCACAAAGGATGATAAGACTGGCGACATATCGGCTTCTGAACAACAATTAGTTGATATGATGCTTGCCCCTCCTCAAGCCCCCCCTCTACGTGCCGTAAGTTTATTTGGCAATTTAGATGATGACCAAATGCATGATGTATGCTCTGGGTTGCTTTATTTGAAACACACCTGTAATGAACCCCTAGGTGTTGTTGAGCTAGAAGAACCGCTACCCCCAAAACCAATTAATTTTTATATTTCTACTTGGGGTGGAGATGCGTTAAGTATGTTTGCGATATATGATCTTATGCGCATGATGCGCGAAGAATGCCCTATCCATACATTTGGAATAGGAAAGGTAATGTCGGCAGGGGTTCTCCTCTTGGCAGCAGGCACCAAGGGAGAAAGAAAAATAGGAAAAAACACGCGAATCATGATGCACTCTGTACGGGGCACTCATTACGGAAACATTCATTCCCTTCAGAATGAAATGGATGAAACTCGGTGGATCCAAAATCAACTGTTAGATGCTTTAGTAACAGAAACTAATCTAACCAAAAGAAAAATCAATGACATTCTTAATGAGAAAGTAGATGTTTATCTAAGCGCCGAAGATGCCGTTAAAATGGGTATTGCTGATATTATTGTATAAGGAATTAATTAGAACATGAGCGACATAGAAAAATTAGTAGAAAATTATTTTGCACCCAAGAAAAATCTTTTATCTAGAGAGAATCTTTGGAAACTCTTTGAAGAAGTAATCTCAGAGCAAGAAGTGGATGCTAGCGAAACTGAAGATATTAATATATCTTTTCCTAAGATTAGGATTTCAGAAAACTTTGGCAAGGTAGGTACCGAGGATCGCGCTATCATTGAAAAGTTTGCGCGTAATATACCCGGCGCCACTTTGGAGGCAAAGATCGCGGCCTTAAACGATGTTCTTACTACTGTCAAAGAAGACGCTTCTGTTGGGGAGTTGCTTTCTACTATGGTAATGTGTGAAATCCTTTCAGCAATTATTACAAACTTTACTGAAAGTGCTGGAGGGTTTATTTTTGAAGGCTTCTTGGCGGGATTGTTCGGAGGCAAGTCAGTACAAATTGTCAGCCCAGAAGATATTGAAGGAATGGCTGCAGCCGGAAAACCTATTACCGACGTCGTACTTAATGACAGACATTACTCCTTAAAGCTTTTAGGTCAAACCACCGGAGTTAAAGGTTCTTTTCGAAATATGGTTGAGCATTTTAAAGTAATCGATCATATTGTTTATTTAGACGCTCGACGAGTAGCAAAAAATCAGGGATTAGAGTTCGGTGAATTTGAAATCACTTTAGAAAATTTCTTAGATGTTTTTGTTAACCCATTCCTTAAAACGGTTACAGTCAAAGAGCCAACTGTCAAGACAGACGCCAGAGAATTTAAACAATACATCAGCGCTTTGGTTAAAAACAAACAAGCAATAAAGGCCATTAAAACCACTAAACAGATACCTGGGTTGCCTTCAAATGATTTTGTTTTTTCCCCGTCCCAAGGAGAACAGCTAGAAGAGAAGCGCATGAGAATTAATGCCGTCGATATGAATAAGGTAATAAATATCATTCTTAATATGCCCACTGAAGAGTTGGCAGAGTATGGGCCAACCTTTGAGGTTAAATATGCTGAAGCAAAGTTTGAGGGCACCAAAGCCGCTACACTTTTTGGTTCTTATGCTATAGTCCAACAGCTACAAAGAGCAATTGAAAGCGGCGATAGAGAAAAAATTCTAGCCTCTTTAGAAAAAACTCCTGGTTATACAGATCCTCAACAATTTGAGTTCACACGTATTCAAGCTGAAGGGATTAAAAACTTTAAGACAATTGGAACATTGATGATTGGGCCAAAGTATATGAAAAAAGCCTTTGCTAGTTATGCAACTACACTACGTGAGGTTATTTCCCCAGTGTACGAACAACTTCAGTTGTTCACAGATAATATTAATGACTACTTCCTTGGTGTTACCAACGAAGGCGCAAGTCAAGATAGAAAGCAATATGCTTTAAATGCTATAGAAAATGCTAACAATTTAGAGACTGCCACAAACAATGCGGTAGAGAAAATTGAAAGCAAATAAATTTACTTCCTAAAAAACAAATAACATTTGACATTATAAAAAAATATATTATAATATTTGACAGAGGTGTTTAATATGAAAGAGTTTAATTCTGCACAAAACCTTCGCCATGATCTGGAAGAAGGTATTAGAGTTGTTGCTGAGAATGTAGCATCGACTTTGGGTCCAAAAGGACGCACGGTGATCCTTCACCAAAAAGGCAAAAATCCTATTACCACTAAGGATGGCGTCACAGTAGCAAAGTTTATTGATTTGGAAAATACGTTTCAAAACACTGGTGCTCAAATTGTAAAACAAGCAGCAGAAAAGACAAATCAAGAAGCGGGGGATGGGACAACCACTACGACGGTATTGACATATGCAATGTATCGAGAAGCCCAAAAGTATTTAACAGCCGGTGCGCCACCAATTGAACTCAAAAAGGGGATGGATTTGGCTGTAAATCACTTAGTAACCCAGATCGAGGAAACAGCCACACCGGTAAAATCAGTGGAAGATATAGAAAACATTGCTACCATCTCAGCGAATGGCGACAAAGCCATTGGAAAGTTGGTGGCTAAAGCTGTAGATTTGGCAGGTAAAGATGGTTCTGTTACTATTGAAGAAGCGCGCTCCTTGGAAACAAGTTTAGACTTGGTTGAAGGTTTTCGTTTCAATTCCGGATATTTAGCTACAGCTTTTATTAACGATGAGCAACGCGCCCGAGTACAATATGATAATCCTCTTGTAATGGTTACTGATGAAAAGATTGAATCAGTTGAAGACATGCTTCCGGCTTTGGAAGTGGCCGCGCGAGAGAGCCGTCCGTTTGTTATCGTCGCAGAGAACATTGAAGGACAAGCATTAGCATCTCTTATTATGAATGCGATGCGCGGCACTATGCGCGTATGCGGAATTAAAGCGCCTAACTATGGCGAAGAGCGCCGAAATACATTAAAAGATTTAGCTATTTCCGTGGGGGCTACACTTGTATCACGTGAGAGTGGTTTAAACCTAAAAGATGTGAAATTGATTCACTTTGGCGAATCAAAGAAATTTGAAGCCACAAAGAATGTTACTACATTAGTGGGCGGCGCAGGCGAAATGGAGAGAGTTGAAAGAGAAATTGAAAAACTTAAGGCCATTATGAGCGACACTGAAAGCCTCCATGAGTGTGAGAAGATACAAGAACGTATCACCAGATTAGCTTCTGGAGTTTCAGTAATTAGAGTCGGCGCCGCAACTGAAATTGAAATGATTGAAAAGCGCCATCGGATTGAAGATGCTTTAGAGGCAGTACGATCTGCACAAATGGAAGGAATACTTCCGGGCGGCGGGTCGTTCTTAGTTCAGAAAGCATCTGACTTACCTGACGGAGTTTTAGAAGCAGCCGAAAACGAATGGCAAGAGCTTGGAGTAAAGATTGTCCAACAGGCAATCAAAGAACCATTGCGACAAATGTGTAAAAATGCCGGCGAATCGCCTGATTTAGTTTTGGATAATGTAGCACGTGAAGAAAAAAATTATGGTTATGATTTTAATTCAGGAGTGATGGTGGACGTGGTAAAAGCCGGAATCATTGACCCTGCGAGGGTAACTCGTTGTGCGCTACAAAATGCTGTCTCAGTTGCAGGAACTCTTATTAGTTCTAACTATGCTATTGTTGAAGCATAACACTATTTAGTGATGTAAGCAGGAGACCAATAAATGGGCGACGATACAGTTAATAATGCAGTGGCATGGGCCGAAATGAATGGGAAGTTTGATATTATGATCCAATCAATTGATACTGTAAAAGAAAAACAGGAAGAAATAGCCGAAGATGTAGCTAAAATAAAACAAGCTGTGTACCATCCAGATTCAGGTTTGTATGCACGATTGCGTGAGCTAGAAAGCTGGAAGGAAACTTCTTCACGTTTATTATGGATGATTATCACATCAGTTGTGACATTAACAATTGCTACAATTTATAAATCTATATAAAAAAATTGACAAAATAATTATAATAAAATAATATATACAAAGAGGTTTTATATGAGAGTAAATCTATCGTATTCTGTAGAGCTAGAAGAAGTCCTAGCTGAACTTGGCAGTTTGTTTGCTAGAGAGAAAAAAAAATTTATTATTGCTGATCAAGCAGTAATGGAGGTTTTGAAAGACAAATTTACTGATGATAACCTAAGAGACGTCTTTAATGCCTTAGAGAAATACAAAGAGGCACTGTTTAATTTTGATGTTAAGTTGGGAGAGATACAGCAGATCCTTACAGGATATCATGACATTGTTAATGCTCCTCTTGACAATACTCAGACAGAGGCAGAGACAGAAACCCCAAAGGAAGCGAGTGATGTAACATCGCCCGAAGAAGTCTCAAATCTTGAGCTAGAAACGGCAGATGAATCTTAATCGCGGTGACTTAGTGTTAATTCTCTCTGATGCGTCATTAGAGTTTGTTAATACCCGTCGCAAAAAAGATGTGAATGTGGGTTCTTTGCGCACCGAGAGCCCGAGTACTGGTTTGTTTTTGGAAGAGATATCCGGGGCTTTTGGACCCGAAGCGTTAGTCTTTAGATATGGGTGTGAAGTAAAAATAAATCCCAACAAAATAAAAAAAATGGAGTAAAAATGATTAAATTAGTAGAGATTGTACAAAACCGTAGAGATGACTTTTCACTAAGGGAAGTATATGTTAATCCTAACCATGTGGTATACTTAAGGGAAGATGTAACTTTAAAAGGCAAACTACAAGAACAAAAGGTTAATTTTCCTGATGGTTTGGATACACGCCAAAGCTTCACTAGACTTCAAGTTCATAACGGTACAACAGGTACAGAATTTATTGTGATTGGTACCCCCAGCATGGTTGAGGCTAAATTAAATGCCGGCAAAAAGGAGCTACTTCATGGATAACGAAATTTACACGTTGTGGATTAAGTCCGAATGTCCTTATTGTGTTAAAGCTCAAGAGGAGCTTTTTAATCGCAAGAAGTTTCACACTCTTTATATTATGGATGATAAGCCTGAAGAGCTTAACGAAGTTAAAAAACTTTGGAATCAAAACACCGTGCCTTTAATCACTGTACAAGATGGAGATGTAGAAGTATTCATCGGAGGATACACCGATCTAATTGAGTGGTTTGAAAACCAAGACAGCAAAGAGTCAGAGAATGATTGAATGTAAACTACAGCCAGTAGTGTCTAAGTTTTACAACACTGAAAATCGCAAACCACGGTATGGAGTTTACCTACAGACCATGTATTGGGGCGTGAAAGGCTATGGTAAAAAGAATTGGGTTGTTTCGGTAAAAATTGAACTGGACTATGATGAAGCAAGTAAAGAAAACTCCGATGACGAGATTGTTCAACGTTGTATTGAGTATCTTAATGCTCCCCAAAAAAGCAAATATGGAAAACGTCGCATGCGAAAGCCCCTCTATTCATTTAATCCTAAACCTTACAGTTATGAAATAATAGAAAAAAATGACAAAAAGATAATTTCTGCGCGTCTTATTACCAATGAACAAAAAAATAAAAATTTTTGGAACACTGGTCCTCACGCATGAGCGCGCAAAAACCCACCGCCTTCGCATTGTACAAAGAAGAGTATGACATATATCTCACAGATGTTTTAAACAAGCGCCGTTTGGCTCATGAATATTTAAATCATTTTTTAGTAACAAGACAGCCCGACGAATGGTCCACCTTTTATGGATATCTGTGTGAATATATTGGTATCTTATTTCACTTTGAAGAAACATTAGAAAGAATTACATTAACCGCCGAGTGGGATGAAAAAGAAAAGTATTGGTTGATGGATGAGACCCTTACTGCAGCTTTTATGATGTTCTATTCCACCGAAATGGTATGTCGCCAAGATTTATTGAACCTAAACGTAAGTTTTTCGAGTCATTAAAACTATTTATTAACAACAAAAAAGGTTTGCAATGAAAGAATTACTTGAGAGTTTCCGTGCCTATTCCTATCAGTCCCCAGAAGACCTCTTGGTTGAAGGCCGTAAAGACGACGCGGCAACAAAATACCCAGAATTAGCTAAGAAGCGTGAAGAGCTTGATGGAGAAAGCCTCCTCGATGTTCTTATTGATAAGGATCCTTCTGGCAATCAAAAATATCTTATGCGCGCAGCTTATCTGCTGGATAGGTCTATGAAGAACGCAGAGGAGAAAAACAATTATACTCCTTTTTATGGCAAACAATGGCCGGAAGATGCCGATGATAATCTTTATTCGCCATGGGGCGTTGCGAATAACATCGCTAATGAGCTATCTAAATATCACAAGTTAATGCCCTATCTTCAAGGCAGTCAAGCAACTTATAAAGATGTAAATCAAATTGATTCTTACGCACAATTGCAAATGGTAGTCCAACGGGCTTTGGGCGCCAAAGAGGACCGAGAACGAAAGAAAAAAGAAAAAGCACAACAAAAGAAAATAGCTCAGGAAGGAAGCGAAGTAATCGCAGATACTCCTTATCATCTTGTTGTTCGCCCACTCACCAAAGAAGCCTCATGTTATTTTGGACAACAAACAAAATGGTGTATCTCGGCAACCAGATCTCAAAATTATTTTGACCAATACACCAGCGACGGCAAAGCCTTTCTCTTTCTCCTAGCTAAGAGAAAAGACATTGATCCTGCCTACGCTAAGATTGCGGTAGTCTTGGATCAATATGGAGACTTCGAGGAATATTTCAATGCCGAGGATGATAATCTGTATTCACGTCAGTTTAAAGATGGCATGCTACAAACGATGGTAGGAACCGAGGCTTCTGATGAGATTGTTTCAATGGAAGAGGACGAACCATTCGAAGAAGGCCCCATCATGAAAGCAGCCGAAGAACTAGACTTGATGAGTTACATTGACGAGGGCGATGAAATAGAAACTGTGGTTCAAGTAATAAAAGAGACAATGGATGAGTATATTGACGATCTGGAACGGAAAGGTAGACAAAGCGTTGAAGACACTCCCGCAGGAACACCCGAAGAAAATTACGAAGAACTCCTATCATCATATTCACCCAACTGGAGCCATATAGATGTCCAACTAATGTTTCCCTCTGATACCGGTAGTGATCAGGTCTATTGGGAATCCTATGTCTCCGTGGATGTAGAAGAATATGTTCTTAACAGATTCGCCGAACAAGGTTATCAGTTTGTCCCCGGCGTCATGGAAGGAGAGATGCAAGAAGAATTGCGCACCTCCGTAGACAACGCTCTTAATAATATTAATATCTGGCCAGAAGAAATTGACCAAGAAACTTGGGGTGATTCTCCGGGTACCGAGTTTAGAATTCGAGTTCACGATGGCCTAGGCTCCTTAGAGCGTTTTGAGCAGTTCTTAGAAGAACAAAATGACAACGACCAAAACTTCGATGAAGATTTTGCTGAATATCTACGCGATCATCTGGAAGACGAAGGTGTTATTGTTGACCCTGAAAAACTAGCAGCAGAAAAAGAACTAGAACGCCAGAAAACTAGAGATGGCTACTACTGGCCAGACCCAGAAGAGAAAAAGAAACAACTTGAATTACCCCTCCAAGAAAACAGAATTCGTTTAAAAATTGTGAAAAACAAGTAACAACTGCGAATTTACTTACACACTCACATAGTTATATTATAGTCTTTTTATAACGTAGTTCTATACACTTACAGGAGAAGTAGATTATAAACCAGTAGAGGGGAAAAACCGTGGTCTTTTATGTGAGTTTGTTTTTATTAGCATTTGTTTACACAAATCTATTAGAATGGCTCATACATAAATATGTTTTTCACGGGATGGGAAAGAAAAGAAAAAGTTTATTTTCCACTCATTGGCACACCCACCACCGAGGTTGCCGTAAAAATCAAGGTTATGATCACACTTATAAAGAGTTTCCGCCCCATGATACGGTGCGCCATGAGATTCTCTCATTGGTTGCATTGTGCATTATTCACCTTCCTGTATTATGGTTAAGTTCTTTTTTCTATGGGTGTTTAGTTTTCTTTTCATGTCGTTACTTCTATTTACATCGTAAGTCCCACATGGATGTGGAGTGGGCGAGGAAACACTTGCCTTGGCACTATGAACACCACATGGGACGAAACCAAGATGCCAATTGGGGTGTTACAAACCCTCTTTGGGATCATATTATGGGAACCCGAATTAAATGCCTAACGACGAATATCCCACCCAAAGCCACGAATTCCAACTCGGAGACCT